TTTGCTTTTAACCATTCTCTACATTCATTTAGTGTAATATTATGTTTATCTTTCATAGATAGAACTTCATCTACTTCTAACTCTTTAACATTCTGCGTTGTAAATTGTATCTGACATTCTTCATTATCTGGGTCATATCCTAGATTGATTAGTATAGGGTCAAACAACTCATGCTTTAGTTTGTTGGCTAGGTATCTCTGATAACCTCTGACTCTTTTCTGCACTATAGTTTCTGTAGTATCTGATGATGCTCTACTTGTAAAATCACCTGTTAGTATATCGTGTGGGAATTGTGTACCTAACTCAAATGTTTTCTGAATATGTTGAACAAAGTCTGTATATTTACTGTTACCAGCACTTTCAAAGAACTCTATTTCTGGTTTAACTTTCTGTACTCTTTTATCACCTGGCTTGTATTCTTGCCATCTTCTTGCTTCCTGTCTTAGATAATCATCATTGCTTCCCGGATATGTTATTGTTGTAATTGGATATGCATTATTCAATACAATAGATACCATTGCATCTTCTAAACCCCACATTGCTTCTACTAATGGTGCCATTGTTCTATTTCCTATAGTTCTTGGTACTGAGAGAGAGTAGAATAATGATTTACCCCATGGCTGTCTGGAGTAAGATGTTAAGTTAAACTCTATAAATTTACCTAAATGTCCTTCACCTAGCTTGTTTAATCCACCGTTTTGTGTTCTTTGTTCATACCATTCTAATTCACCAAACTCATCTCTTTTCTTAGATAACACTGTACTCATGTCAACTTCTAATACATCTTGTACGTCTTTCTCATCTAGTTTCTCTAAGATACCATTACCTGTGATAAGTATTGTAGTAACTAAGTTTTCAAATTTATCATAAAAGTTTGTACGTCTAATCCAATCATCTAATTCTTTTTGTGCATCTTCTGATTTGCATGTAATATTCATATCTGTACCTGTTATCATTTCTGAATAAGATGCTACTGCTATTCTAATCTGTGGTGTTTTATCGTGATAATCAATTAATCTATCAAATGTAACATTGTGTGGTCTTTCTCTAGTCCAATCTTTTTTAATTACTTTAGCTTCTGGCGTTTTGTTAGAAGTATTAATCTTTTCTTCTACATTGCCTCTAAATCTATCTAATATGCTCAACTTCCACTTGGTCCCTCCAAGACCAATAACTCTACATAATTCAGTGTACTCTCTCTAGCATCTGCTTTTGAGATTTCTGCTTTTACTTCATATAATCCAAATACAGGCATTTCACCATCTTGTACTGCATAAGACCATGTGCCATTAGATGCTGATACTATTGTTGCTGTTTTATTAAATCTGTCACCAAATCTTCTAGGTTTAAACACTCTAATCTTTACTGTATAACCTGTTAAATTCTTTGCTTTTGTTTTATTCTTATCTGTATAAATTGTGCCTGTTAGCTTACTATCTGCTGAATAATCACCACGATACCACCGTGTTTGATCTAATGAAAGATATAACCCGTATGCCATTCTATAAGTTCACACCGAATTGTTTAAAATCTTTTTCAGATAAACCGTAAATAGCCCATCTTCTATTATCTTTAAGTTTATTTAATTCAAAAGCAATTTTATCTTCTGGTGCATGTTCAGTAAGACCTAACTTAGTACGAATATCAGTAAAATCTATATTAGATTTCTTAGTTGCTTTAGTAGAACTATCTTTTTTATCCTTACTATCTTTGCCGAACATGTGATAGTTTGGCATTGTTATATAAAGAGAATTAATAACCTAGTCCGCCAGATTTATTGAACCACTCTCTAATCTTTCTATCGACCATGTGAGCTGTTGTTCTTTGTGGGTCTGGATCATTCTTCTGTATTCTGTCTATCTCTGCAATGATATCATCAATTAAACCATTTACTGATGTACTAAATGCTTCCATAGTTTTCTCATAATCAGGCTGAACGAGCATAGATTGTTAATTCATAGATGATAGTAAAGAAGTAATAAAAAAAGAAATAGAGTAAATTTAGTTAATGGTGCTTGGTACCATTATACTATTCTTTACTACTTTTCTAATCATTTCGACTTGTTCGGCTATCTTTACCTTTTTGTCTGCATGATCATTGTTTGACCATATCAATATACAATCAAGATGTGTATTGATTAAGTCCTCTGTGCTGACTTTTGATTTCGTCATAATAGATAATATGTTATGGGTAATATTAATGTTGTGAAGTGTGTTTATTGACTATATGCTCTAATAATTCTGACTTTGTATTCCATTTATCTTGGCCACACCAATAGCATTTTAGTCTAATCATGTCTCTTTCTCAACTCGAATAACTCTTTTTCTTGCTTTTCAATCATTGCTTTCTTTCTAGCAATAGATGCTATCATTTTCTCTATAATTCTAGCTCGTCTAACACATTCTGATGAGCATGTCTTATGTCTATATGTCATTTTACCACACACAAAGCATGGTTTTAAAGTGATTCTACCTGTGCGTATAAGATGCTCTCTCTGTGCTTTTTTTATTGATAGTTTAGAACATTCTCTGCAATACTTTCTACTATAAGATTGATCAATGTGTGGTATTTCTCTATTACATTCCATACAATGCGTTAGCATCTCTCTAAATTTCATACTAAACAATAACATGATTTACACATATAAAAGCGTGTGTCGTAATATTCATCTGCATCTTTCCACTTGTGACATTTCTTACATTTTTTATTCATTTTCATCACTCTCTTTATCTTCATCTGGTTTTAACCAATCCCATTCAGGCCTCTCACTCATCATCATCACCTAGTATAGTTTTAAGATTATGATATATTGTACTCATTTTTATGTATTGATCTGGCTCATCTGCCATAACTTCAACAAATGCTCTAAGATGTGTCTCTAAGAAGCAATGTGTGCATAGATTCTTATTCACTTTTAAATCATTAATGAGTTTTTTGTATAGCTCACGTTCTTCTGGTGTAATATCGTCATTCAACTTTCTCTACCTCGAAGAATACGCTTTTCTTATTATTCTTTTTCTTATCTATTTCACCTTGAATTATATCAGTATGTGAATAGTCAAACTCTTTCAAATCCCAACATGCCATAATGAAACAATCTAACACATCAGCGTTTAGTTCTTCTTTATCAATACCACCTTTCTTATCAAATTGTGCTGATCTCATCTGTGATAGTAGTTTAGTATGTGATGGATGTATTCTTACTTTGCCATTCTTAACCATCTGTGCAGAATTGATTGTCATTTTTGAACGTAATGATTGTATGTTTGCTGTCTCATGGTCTCTTATTTGTAGACCGAAGTTAACTGGTAATGCTGGTATCCCTCGTTCTTCCAAGTCTCTAATAAAACCTGGATGTGCTGAGTCTATCTTACAATTATCATTATATCTATGTGCCATATCTTCCATAACATCTAGCATTGCTGATGGTGATGGTCTTGGAAATTCGTTTGCTTCTATAACGTATAATGTACTGTCTCTTATTTCAGCGCCAAGTACGCCGAAGTTACTAGAACCAAAAGCAGGGTCGCCGTAACAGCCACTTCGCCCACCAATAATTGATAAATCATATTTTTCCGTAACATCATCAATACCTTCGAATATATCACCTAAACCGTACCCATATTTAAGGTTATACTCTCGTTCAAATGATGGGTTTTGTTTCTTCTCTATCTCAATAATATCAGGGTCATATACTTTACCTAAACCCCATGTATAATCATAATGCTTCATAACATAGCCATTATCTTGTTCTTCCTCCATAGTTTCAAATAACCCTCCTGGCACGTTTGGAGTTGATACCATAGTAATGTATGCATCACCTTTTGCTCTGTATCTTTCTGCTACTGTACGTGCTTCTTGTTGATATCTTAATGGAAAAAAGTCACCTTCATCTAAGAATACTAATCGTGGATTAAGACCTCTAGCTGGCTCTAAGTGGTTAGTAGGAAATGCCTCAATCTTACAACCGTTTAATATTACGAGTGATTCTTTAGTCTTAAACTCTTTACCTTGAAATAACCCTTTGATTCTACCTACTACTTTGTTTGTTAATTGTTGATTGGCACCTGTGATGATTACTACTGATACGTCTATTTGTCTTTCTTTCCAATCATCATTTCTAACACATTGCCATGCTATCCATCTAGTCATAAATTCTGTAATTCCAAGCCCCGTGGCCTTCTTTACCCATAGTTTCTTATTATGCTCTAATATGTCTGCTAACTCTGCTTCATAATCAGTATATTCTAGCTTCTTTGGTAGTGCTTTCCAAAATTCTTCAAATGATAATCCACGATACTTTTCAAACTCTACAAACGATATTTCATCATTCTTTACTATGTTTAATGCATCACGCATATCCATTTCGAACATATTCATTGATCTGTCAACTCTGGATATTTTTTGTTGTGCAGAGAAATAATCTTTCTTAAGCCTGTTACTTCTTGTACATAAGGTTGTATTAATTTCTCTATGATTGACATTCTTCTAAAGTATGCTTCTGCTAACTCATTATTACCATTATTAGTTGCTTTCCAAAACTCTTTTTCCATATTCTTGAATATAGCCTCCCATCTTCTGCCTCTTTTATCCATATCCCACCATGAACTCTTAGCCATAAATCTCATTTTTTGTGCGTAGCCATGCGTAAATAGAAATATTTTTAGGTGTTAGCGATGGATATGTGACTTACCAATGACACCACGTTAGTGGAGTTGACTCAAACGACTACGCTAACACCATGTCTTTTAAGTCTAATAGTGGTTATTGTTTGTTATTAATATACTTAGTGCTTAGTTAGTTAGTTAGCTAGCTGGTTAAATATGGTACGGAATAGAGGAGTTGCACCTCTATCTCACTCTGGAATGAGTGCGTTTTAAGACCGTAATTAAACTAAATCCGTAAATAATGTATATCTGACCAGTATATTACTCTATAGCGTTTTTGGGTATGGTTTTATATCCCATTTTAGATTATTCATATACATTTTTCTTTTCTTTTTACTGCAGGCAAAATAGATATATCTATGTTTTTCTATCTTTTCTTGATAACCTACATTTTCTTTACCATATTTTTCTACTAATGCTTGATAACCACCTATTTTTGGTGTGCCTCTACTATGTGGATTGTCTTTATTTAACAAAATTAAGTCTTTACCACCACCACTTGTACCTGTATAGACAAAATTAGTGGCCTGATATACTATACCTAGATGTTTTGCTGATGGATCTGCATAAGACACCACAATATCATGCTTGTCTAGCATTTTTAATGTGCCTGAAATAAGATATGATTCAACATTTTTCATGGTTCCATCTGCTATCCATAGTCTGCTAAGCTCTATTACTTGTTTTTTGTACTCTTTACCACAAATACCTTCACATAATTGAAACGATGCTGGTACTGAATACATAATAACTCCTACACATTTATCAAAGTCACCGAACCATTCTGTATGCTCTTTTTCTACTTTATCATATAAACCAAAACTGTACGTTGAACCTCTTAATCTGTGTAAATAATGATGTTTTTCAATCATTTCATTTTTTCTTTTATCATCTATTTTTGCTATGTAATATCTATCAGATATTTTCATATTTTTTGACATAAAATGATATATTTAAGCGTTCTACGTTGATGCTAATTCATTAGATATATCAGATAAACAACCTTTTCCTCTATGAATATAGCCTAATGGTTTGCCAAACATCTGCTCCATTTCCCAATCTCTAAGCGTTTTTGCCAACTTTATACCTCGATATTATTGTAAGTGTGACACCTATTATAGGTATCATTTCAAGTGTGTCTATTCCATATAGCAGAAAATCAACAACTATACCATGGCCGTGTAAGAATCCTTGACCGAATATACACTCTAATGCCCACCATGAGTGGGGTATTTGTAGATATAGAATAACAGCAGAGATTGATAAACTCTCTATCATTCTTCGATTATACCATTCTAAAAATCTAGTTAACATATCTTTGTCGATGCTGTAGGTAATTGTCTGCACTCACTTAAAACGTTATCGCTTGGTGGTTCATAATTAATTAAAAATGGTATAGCAAATATCACTATTGCTCCTATTACTAATATTACTGCTGACATACTAATCTTCAAAACTTTGCTCCACATCCTTTACATGTACTATATCCTTTACTATGACCATCGTTTTTACCCCATGTCCATGTGTATCCTT